TTGATGCCTGTGGGCGTGACCGGGAGGTCTTCCACCGGCACCCACTCTGTTTTAACGCCATACTTGGGTTGTTTAAGATTGGTCTTCATTATCTTTAGTGTCCTTTCGGAGTGGGATGACGTTGTCTTTCCAGACTCCGGTTGCATCTTGTGTGACGGCTTCGGACAACGCTGTTGTGTGGCCCCGGCTTTCTATGACTGCCCTCACGGCGGCAAGGTATGTGCCGTAGGCCGCGTGGAGCATCTCCAGTTCGCGCTCCACGGTAGCTTTGGATTCCACCAACGAATCCACGACCGTCTGCAAATTCCGGAGCGCTTTTTTATGCTTTCGGGAGGTCATTCGTCACCGCGCATGTCGGTGTCTCCATCAAGGATCTTTTGAGCCAGCATCACGTACCACTCATCCGAAGCGTGTAACGTTTTCTCATAGGAGACCTGGGCCACGTCGCGGATTTCTTCCAGCCCGGCGCGTAGGCGCTTATTTTCTGCGGCGGGGTCATGGGGTTCCATACTAAACAAGAGGTTCAGGCCGGGGTCCAGTTCTTTTCTGAGTCGTGTTTTGCTCTCCTTCCGGTGGGCGATGACCTTGGCGCAGTCATAGGCGACGGCGGCATATCCTGCGCCGTCGATGTAATCGTCGTCATTGAGGGCTCCGGTTTTCCGGCGGGCGATTTTGAGAAGCTCCATCATATTGGCGACATCTTCCGGGGACACGGTTTTTATGTCGTGCAGGTAGCCGCCCCACAGCTTGGCAATGTTCTGGTGGTTCTCGAACATGTCTCCGTAGGTGGTGGCGCGGTCACCCCCAACAAGATCGATAGCTTTTTGTAGTATATTCGTCATCAAGAATACTCCTTTCTTCCGTTTTCAATCCAATTTTGTTGGCGTACTCAATGCCGCGTTTCATGCCGTCGCTGATTCCACGGTCTGTGTATATCGCGCAGAGGTCGGCAACGTCATACCATGCGCTTGCCAGGGTTAGCCCGAGTTCCCGCTGGGCAGGCACCGTGTCATCGAGAACCTGCGTGTAAAGCAGGTGCGAGGCAAAGGGGGATTCTCCTTCCGCCAACGAGTGAGACAGGCAGCGCCGCGCATAATATATGTTCTCTTCGGTATCCGCTTGGCGTCGGAGAGATTGGACGTATTCCGGAGTGTCGTCGTCCAGAGGCAACAGTGCGTGGTAGGGGCTCTCAATAATGACTTTCATATCGCCCATCCTCGTTGCGAATCTTCTGGCATCTTGAGCACCAGATTATTCTTGGTTCGTGTGACGCCGACATAGAGGACGCGGTGAGCGTCATCAGGGTTGCGCTCCATTTGCTGGAGGGCTTTCCCGGACAGGTCCAGGTAAAGGAGGACGTTGTCGGCCTCGCCCCCTTTCGCGCCGTGGATCGTGGACAGTCGGATTTTGGGCTTCTTGTTTATGTCGATGCCCCGGTTTAGGAGTGCAGTTGCGTAGGCGCGGTCTTCGTCTCTGATCTTGTCGAGGGCCGTTTCCCATGAGCCCTCTGCGCGGAGCCCGAAATGCTGGCGCAGGGACTCCAGGCTGAACAGGTCTTGTGGTTGGGTTCCTTCAAGCAGCTTTTTCGCGCCCCGTTCCACGCCAGTTTTTCCGGAGGAGATGAAGGCGTAGAGATTCTGGACCTCGTTTAGGAGGACGTGGTTGGTGTCGTTCCTTTTTAGATGGTTCCAGCTATTGATGGCGGAGCGGACTTTAGCGCCTAGCGAAGGTTTGTTGAATCTTTCAAAGAACTGGCCGCTTGATCTGAGGTATTCGGCCATCGGGTTCAGCATGTAGTTGGCTTGTGCCAGGACCAGCCACTCACCGTTATGGAGGTCAACGTCGAAGGGATCATAAATTCGTGTGGTCGAGCCCTCTTCTTGGCGCGGGAACCAGTTCTTTTGCTGCCTGTAGCGAATGCGGTTGGTGATGGAAGTAGCAATACGGTGTACGCTGTTCGGGACGCGGTAGGACTGTTCGAGGACGCTGGACCCTCCTGGGATTGAAATGAATTTGTTGATGTCGGCTCCGGCCCAGCGATAGATGCCCTGGTCATCGTCGCCTGCAATGTACATGCGCTCACTTTTTTCGTCTAAGTGATAGGCAATCTTCCATTGTAGAGGCGTCAGGTCTTGAGCTTCGTCCAGGAGCGTGGCTTTCAGGTGTGGTATGTAGGCCGGGTTCGCTGCCAAATCCACCAGCATGTCGGTGAAATCCTTCAGACCGTTGGTTTCCTTGAATCTTTGGTACTCCTCGTAAATGTGCTCGAACTCGTACAGAGGGATTAAAAGTTCGCTGGCCCGGTAGGCGTACTCCGGTCCCTGCAACGAAGACCGCGCAATGTCGATGCAGCGCATTACCGGATGGTTGGAGCGAATGATGACGAAGCCCTCGTCATCGTTTCGTTCAATCCCGTCGGCGGTCAGATCGACGCCTATCTCCTCACTGAATTTCTTCAGGTGAGCATCGTTGAGGACTTCCGAAGTGTTCATGCCAAGGAGGAGGAAGGCGAGACTGTGCAGCGTTCGGAAATAGGTGAAGTCTTCTTCTGCGTCTAGCCGGAAACGGGCCACGGCACGGTCCCGTGCTTCATGGGCCGCTTTGCGCGTGAAAGCAAAATAGCCGATGTCGTTCGGGTTAGTGCCTTCCGCAAGCAGCGTGTCCACTTGGTTGAGGAGTGTTGTGGTTTTCCCGGTGCCGGGGGGACCAAAATATCGAAACATTATTTATCCTTCAAGAAGGTGTCAAGTTCGTACCCCAGGGAGTTTAGGATCTTCTCCACGCGGTAAATGGATAGATGGCGGTTGGTGATCATGCTTTCATATTCAGCGAGGGTCCGCTGCGGCAGGCCCGTCATGTCGGCCAGTTCGCGCTGGCTGAGTCCAGCTTCCTTCCGGAGATCTTTCAGGAGCTTGGGCCAATCGAGGCTTGTCAAAACGGAACATCCTCTTCGTCAAACCGGGAGGCGAATTCGCCCTCCACTTTTGCAAAGGACGGTATTGACCAGCAACGGACGGTGCGGCCCTTGATTCTGAATTGCTCGGCGTTGCCCTCCATATCTCGGAGCCGCTGGGCGATTTTGTTTGATTTGTATTCGAAGAATTTGTTGCGCTTCAAAAAGGCTTCCAGGTCTTTGAGCCGGAAATAGGTTCGGTTCGTTTCCTCGTCGGTCCATGGGCGGCGCAGCAGGATCTCTTCCTTGTCGAGCGCGGCCTGCATGTGCGTCGTAAACTCTTCCAGTAGGTCGTAGAACTGCCCCCGGATGCTGGTATCGTCTGAAGTGTTTATAATGGCCCCTTCCGTTTGCACCATGCTGGAGAGAAGTTGATGCATCTGGGCTTCCCAGGCAGGACGCGGAACCGTTCGGGGCATGAAATTTATCTGTTCCATGCATAGAAGTTGGAACCGGCTCTGTGCCTGGAGCGCCTCCGTGTCCAGTTCAACGGGGTTGCCGTTTACATCCAAAAACCAGAGCGGGGGCTCCGAATCATATTTCCGGAGGTTGGCGACGGTGGGCGTATTGGCACCGCCGCCAACGCCATATTTGCGGCTGCGGCAGAGGTCTTTGTTGCAGAAGCCTCGAATGGGCTGGTCCGCACATTTGTATTGGTAGTCCTTCTTTTTTATCTGGGCGGCAACGGCGTTCATTTCCTGGAGATCGAGCGGCGGCAACATGATGCTCTGATTGTATTCGAGTATTTTCGTTTCCCACTCATCTGGGAAGGCTTTGCGGAGATAGACACCGATATTGAAGAGGCCGTTGTTGCGCGTGCCCTGCGGAAACCCCTGTCGCAGGAGTGCCTGCAAGCATGGCGGGCCGTTCTTCAGGCGCTGGTCCACGGTGCTTGCCTCAACTGTCAGAAGCTCATCTAGCTGCGCTTCCGTAACCATGGCTGCTTCTGCCATGGCGAGGAACTCTTCAAGGGTGGCTGCGCTGCCGTCCGCGTTGAAGGCATATCGGAGGCCGGTTTCCGCGTTGAAATAGGGGAGGTTGAGAAAATTTCCGGTATCGCCGCGCTCCAGAACCAGCTTGACCTGTTTTGGAAAGATTTCTGTGTTGGAGGCGTAGCCAAGCTCCGCTGTGATCTCCTTCAATTTTGTTTGCAGCTTCTCCGCGTCCAAGGGCTCCGAGAGAAACAGATAAAGATGAGCCCCGCCGGATTTGCTGCGGCAAGTCACCAGTGGGAGTTCTTGCGTCTTGATTTGTTTGATGACTTCCGCGTGGTCCAGCGGGTAAGTGTCGATGTCGATGGCCCCCCAGCGGCATTCATTTTCTTCATTGATTGGGACGACGCCTATGCCGCGCTCGCCGGTCAGGTGCGCCTCGAAGGTCGCCATGGTCCGTGGTTCGCGGACGATGGTGTAGGTTGCCTTCTTCTTGCCGCTGGATTCAGATTTCCCGCTGACATTGACGGCACCGTAAGCGCGGTCCAGGCCACGAAAGATACGCGCAAAGCGTTGTATGAGGTCGCGGTCCATAAAAGATAGAGGGGGGGCCGGAACCCCCCCTCCTTCCCCCCTTTAGAAGGGAACGTCGTCGGAAGTTGATTCGTCCTCGCGCTGATGTCGCACGTTGACTTTACCAGCCTGGATGCTTTCGGCAAATAGCTTTGCCTCGGAGTACAGGTTGGCGTCATCCACGACGGAGTCTTTGGATATCTGCCAGCCGTGCCAGGAACCGTTCTTGTTCTCCTCTGGCACGGTTTCCAGTTTCCAGACGTGGCTGAAACGCGGGGGCGTGAACAACGTACCTTTGGCGTCCTTCATCTTGAGAGACCGCATGGCGCTGTTCCACTGCTTCGACTTCTTGAACTGAGTCGATTTCATGGGTAACAGAGCCTGTTGGATCACCCCGTCCTCATCGATGACGAGGACATAGTGCTGGGCGGTGCGCTCAAGATACCGCCCGGAGCCGTCGGCGAGGTAGTCTTTGTTGTCGTCTCCGCGTTCCGTTGCGGGGACGGCCTCGCCAGCACTGTAGATGGCGGCGGGGGCTCCGGCACCGGAGCCACGCGGCTCCCATTCGATGTATTGAAGGGTGTACGCGCAGTTGACCACGCGGATTCCTTTTTTGCCCTTCGACACCGTCTTGGTGACGGTATTATAGATGTCACCAGCCTTGGCATCGTCCAGGTCATCAATCTCATCGGACATCTTTTGCAAGATTTTGAGGAAAGGAATTGCGAGGTCTTCCGAGTT